CGTAATATACATTGACGTTAAACAGAGTAAGAGGGACATGTTATTGACATTCTTTCACGAAATGGGTCATTTTACAGCAGTTAAAAAGAAGAAGTGGTTAGTTTACCACTTTCAACCAAACACCCCTTTACTTTCAGCAGATAAAAAATTTGACATCGAAAATAAAATAGATAAAATAGCAAAACAATTATGGAACAAACACGTAGACACAAAAATTTGGGGAAAATATAAATATGGATACCCACTCATCGAAAAGCGCGAATCAGTAAATTGGATGAAAAAACATTTTTAAAATTACAGAATGAATTTAGCAGATTATATTTACAAGGACGGAGACCGTTACTTTTTTGACACAGAAAATTATACAGACGAAACTGCTATCAAACTATCTTTGGATTACGAAGATGGAGATAGAATTATTTGGAAAGTAGACGGGAAGAGATATTCTGGTATACTTAGAGAAGTAGGAGCAAACAATACTCTATTTGCTCTCGAAAAAGTATCACCAATTGAATGAATTTAAAAGAAGAACTATCCGTATTTGACCGCATTTCTTTTATAGAAGCAAGCCACTCATATCTAATAGATGGAGAACCAATCACTTGCCCGTCTGTTACACGATTGCTCAAGCAATTTAAGAAGAAGTTCGACGTAGACGAAGCCGCTTTTAGAGTTGCTAAGAGACAGGGAACAACGGTAGACCACATCAAAGCAGAATGGGAAATGAATAATCTCTATTCTACGACGATTGGTAGTATGTTTCACAAATATGTTGAAAATTTTTACACAAAACAGGATCTTCCGTTTGAGGGAAAGTTTGCTATGCTAGGGTTTGACGAAAGGCAAAAGATTAAAGACAATCTTCCTGTACTTGTAAAATACTTTGAAAAGTTCCACGATGAACACTCCCATTATGAATGCATAAAGAATGAATTTGTAGTTGGGGATATTGAAGATACAAGAGTATGTGGAATGCTTGACATGCTTGCAAGAAATACTGAAGACAATACTTTAGAAATTTGGGATTTCAAAACAAACAAAAAAATGGAACATAGTTCTTTTGGAAACCTCTTTTATCCGTTTGAAGATATGGCTGAAGGTCAGATAAATGAGTATACTATTCAGCTTAATACATACAAACACTTTGTAGAAAAATACACTAACCTCAAGATTAATAAGATGAAAGTTATTTGGTTTAATGTAGTGAATTCTAGCTATCAGCTATTTGAGCTGCCAGATATAAATTCTAGAATAGTTAATATGCTTGAAAGATATAAAGCAAATTCTCTATTTAAAGAAGAATAATCAAAACATTTTGAATAAGTAAAAATATGAAGTTTGATGCCCTCTATAACCAGATTTTCGTCACAGAAGCGGACAAAGAAATTGAAACAAAGGTAGCAATGCCTGAAGACGTCGATGTTGAGCCTCTTCCGCTTCCCGAGCCCTCTGAAGCTCCGGTCGAAGGAGATGAAACAGGAATGGCTCCTTCTACTTCAGTATCTGGTGGCGGTACTCTTAGTGATTACCTCACAAAAGTTCAAGATTTTGCTAAGGTCCTTATCGATCAAGACGGTGATTGTTTAAATAAGCTTATTAAACAACTCGATCGTCCAGCTACTCCTTATGAAGGTATTGCTGGTAAAATCACTTCTGACCTCGTTCGTGTAGTCGAAGGTCTCAGAAGCATTGAAACAAATCTTGCTAATTACGTCATCGCCTCTAAGACTGGCGCTGCTTAATTTTTATAGATTTCTGTTTAATCTGTAGTATAGTTCCTTTGTGGAACTGAACCAAGAATTTCTTATTGAGTTGTTTTATACTCACTGCAAGAGACCTATACACAAAAAGTATCAGAATACGTTTAACGCGGAGTGTCCTGTTTGCAAAGAAGGTAAATCTGCGGGGCGTTCTAGGCGTTTATTCTACTTTCCAAACAAGGATTACTTCTATTGCCATAATTGCTGCAAGTCTTGGAGACCAATGGATTGGGTTAAAGAAGTATCTGGGTTGACCTTTCCAGAAATTGTAAAGAGGAACAAAGAAAAAGTTCAAGGGGGAACTACCTTTATCAAACCGATTTCCGCTCCTACTCAGGCAGTAGAACTTCCCGATCTTCCTGAAAACTCTATTGATTTAACTGATCCAAATCAGGTAAAATTCTTCTTTGATGACGATTATGTAATGCTTGCTGAAAAGTGTATCGAGCAAAGAAAATTACTTACAGCTGTTAATAGTTGTAAGAAGTTTTATATATCGTTAGAAGATAAGGTTCATAAGAACAGGCTTGTTATTCCTTTCTTTGATCAGAATAACAAAGTAGTCTGTTATCAGACACGATCATTAACTGACAAAGAACATCCAAGATATCTTACAAAGTTTGGTGAAAAGGAACTCTTTAATATTGCAAACATAGATAGCGATATTCCTTATATCTTTATCTTTGAGGGACCTATTGACTCAATGTTTGTAAGAAACGGAGTAGCTATTGCTTCCTTGTCTCCTACTGAGAAACAGTTAACAACATTAAACAATCTTATTGGATATGAAAAAATATATGTCTTTGACAATGATAAAGACAATACTCAAACGGCTAAGAGGATTGAAAAACATATTAAGCAGAACAAAAAGATCTTTGTATGGCCACCCGAGTTTCGAAAGTTTAAAGACTTTAATGAAATATGCTGTAAACTAAATATAAACGAGATACCTTGGCAGTTTGTAGTTAAGCATTCGGCTGAGGGAGCTGAAGCTCTAATTAAACAAAAACTGTTATCTCATTGTAGGACCACCAGCTGAAGCTAGGGATCTCATAACCCCTGCTGCAGAGTTAAGAGCTCCTGTAATATCTTTCTTGGATTTTAGCTCTCCACTACGTACAAAATTTGCCATAGCCTCTAATTTTTGTATAAGCTCCTTTGATTGAGGAGTATTAAGCTTCTTAATGTTAGCTATAGTGTACCCTCCTTGGCCTGGATCTCCTTTTCCTGGAGCAGATTCTGCGGGTCTGGCTGTTGGTTGAGTTAGCCCCCTCGCAGTCCAATAAAAATTAAATATTTTTTTATCATCAAGGGGTTCATTTGTTATGAACTGATAGAAAGTTGTTATCGGATTGGTAATCTTAAACCTTGTAAGTTCTGATTGAAATAAATTTTGAGCAACGGTTGAGATAGAGATTAATTCGTTTATAGAAACGTTGTCATATATTTCTTTAAATTCCCTTGGGATATTTGTTTTTCCTCCAGCGTATTGTCGAGGATTCACTAAAACGCTGTCAATGTATTTTACTGCAGAAGGTATATTTTTGTTTTTTAATACTGATGAACGCAATTTCTTATGTCCAGCAAGAATACCATAAATTGCTTGCTTGATTCCTAGATTATCAAAATTAGCAAGACTCAATTGTCCAATGTAGTTTTGGGAAAGATGTTTGGCCAATGTTATGTGAAGAATTGAAGCTTTTCCGCTGATTGGCGTAAAATTGAAAAAGGGATTTCCACCTGTTATTTTTTTATCCATTAACTTACTGTAATCAGCATCGTATTTTTTTATATCTTGTTCCTCTAATGTTGGTTTGTTGTCGAATACTTCTGTACCACTACCACTGGTGGATGACCCTTTTTGTTCGGCTATATAAAATAAAAAATCTACAAGAGGATATACATCAGTATAACCCAAAAGTTTTTCTGCGGTAGTGCGAGTATAAGCATCCTTTAGAGCACTAAAAAAAGGATCAACATTATCCGGAAAATCAATTCCGAATGAGGATTTTAGTTTTTGTCGAACAGAAGGGAACGAACCAGCATCTTTGTACCAATTAACCAAAGAATTCTTTCCAACGAGAGCTTCTAAAACCAAATTTCTAAAATCCATCATCAAGGTATTTATCTTTTTATTGGGAATTTTCTTTAAAATCCTTAAATATAAGCATGAAGAAGACTTTTGATGAATTATGTCAGGCAATTTTAGGAGAAAACAACTCCGACACCAATCCAGTAAGCACTAATCCTAATACACCGGCTACTTCTGTTATTCCTGGAGGATCTACGTCAAAACAGCAAACAAATACTCAAACAACTCCTACCTCCCAACAAAATTCACAAAATCAACAAACCGCTCAACAATCTTCAACTATGAAGCCCGATGAAGTTCTAATAACACTTGGGAAACTTAAAAGTCATCCTGAGTTTATAAAAGTTATTGGTGACGCGCTTGAACAGTTAAGCAAAAACCAACAACAAAAGAACTTTATTAATCAACAAACAAATGCCAGCCAACAAACCCAGCCGACAGCTTGATCGTTGCATTTATTGCGGATCCACGACTCGAGGAAAGGGTTGTAGATATGCTCCACACGGCGTTCATTTCTTTCCGGACGATCCAAGAAAGTGTGCTTATTGTGGTTCAACAAATTACGGAAGAGGCTGTCATGTAAATCCTACTGGAGATACTCACGTTCACGGAATTAATTACAATAGTATGTTTAAAGAATCTCTTCAAAGCTTTTTAGATAACGAAATCTTTATTAATGAAATAAGAAAAGATTATAAAGAGTTTGCTGCTTATAATTTAGGAATTATTGACGAGAACGGGAACAAAATTAAGGCTCCTGTAAACGAAGCAGAACAGGCAGCTTATTCTCCGATGATTAAAACAATCATACGCTTGAAGAAGTATCTTGGAGCCAAAGCAGATCTATTAGAAGCTAATGCATTAATGGAAAAGCGCAACTTTGAAGCTTCCGACGTTGCAAAGTATAAGAGATTATTAGAGTTTCAAGACAGAGTAGATGGAATATTAAACGAGTTGTATAACGTATTTGATCAAGCTGCTCAAGAAGGTTTAGCGTTTGAAGAGATTAAAAAGCTGATAAAAGCTTGACAGTAAATGGAAGTATACTATACTTCCTGCATGACTAATATATCATTATCAGAAAGTGAGTTGGAAAAAATTATTTCTGCTCTTTTATTTTCAAGCTCGGTAAATGTAGTATATACAAATACTGATCCTTCTTATCATCAAAGTCTAAAGGAATTAGCAAAAACATTAAAACAAAATAAGCCGGATATTCGTTTAGAAAGTGTTCAATTTATTAAAGAAGAAAATTACGAAGATTTGTGGTCTGTTGACATTTACGAAAATTTTAAGGATAATGTGGACGTAACAACATTTGAAAACGTATGAGCTATTATCAATCAACAAAAGTAATTGAACTTGGATCGTGTGCCTTTAGACAGTGGAAGGCCGATCCTCAACTTGCAACGGCCGGTCTAGTAAGGGATGGCAATTCTTGCTACAAGGTTCACGGGTACCAGTTAAAAGCCAAATTTACGTTCGGATGCAAAGAGCTTGACGAGCGTAACTGGGCTGTAGACTACGGCTCTCTAAAGAGGCTCAAGGCAACTCTTAATGAACAGTTTGATCATACTCTAACAATAGACCAGGCGGACCCTTGTTTGGAACTCTTTAAGCAGCTTCATGAGGCCAGAGCTTGTAATCTCAAGATTATGAACGGCGTCGGAATCGAAAAGGTTGCCGAATATTGCTTCAACGAAGCTGATAAGTTTCTTAAAGAGGAATATGGAGATCGTTGCTGGGTAGAGTCCGTAGAAGTATTTGAACACGAAGCAAATTCTTCAATTTTTAAGCGTTGAACTTAAGCAGAACTAATTTATAATTTTTATATGTCTAATATTATTGATACGTCTAAAGAAACTTTATTTTTAAGTAGCGACCTTTTGTTTATGACGATCGAGGGGGAAGGAGAATTTGTAGGTCAACCTTCTGTTTTTATGAGAATGTCCATGTGCAATTTAAGCTGTTCGGCGTTTGCATCTCCAGACTCTCCAAATGGTTGTGATTCGTTTATTGCTTGGTCTGTAAAGAATAAAATGACCTTTGATGAAATTTTTAAGTTGATGGAAGACAATGGTTTTGTGGAACATCTCCGCAATAGAGCCATTTGGAAGCTATCCGGAGGAGAACCTTTAATTCAGCAGAATCAGCTTCTTAAGCTTGTTGAAGCGTTTGCTGTACGTTACGGATTTACTCCTCGTATTGACTTTGAAACCAATGCTACAATTCAGCCAGACGAAAAATGGGTAACTGACTTCTGCGCTACGTTTACAACTTCGCCCAAGCTTACTACAAACGGTGATCCTGAGGAAAAGACCTATAAGCCAGAAGTTCTTAGATGGCATGTTGATCATAATTCCGGATTTAAGTTTGTTATTACTTCTGACAGAGATATCGAAGAAATTTGGAGAAAGTATATTGAAGATTGTGAAGGTATTAATGTTCCTCTCCAAAGAGTTTGGTTTATGCCTTGTTGCGGCTCTCGTGAGGAGCATATTCAGAGAGCTCCTGCAGTAGTAGAGTATGCAAAAGCGATGCATGTCAACTTTAGTCCAAGACTCCATCTTTTGATTTACGATAAAGCTCTAGGGGTTTAATGTAGACATATAAATAAGACGTAGTAAATACCCTTAATGACTAAAGAAAAAGAAGTTAAGGGTTTACGCATCGCTTTTATTGGAGCGCAAGGAGTTGGAAAGAGCACTCTTATTGGAGAGTTACTTAAACAGTGGCCAATGTATAAGAAGCCCGAAAAGTCTTATAGAGACATTATTAAGGAAAAGAACCTTACTCTTAATAAAGAGGCTTCAAAGGAGACTCAAAAAATTATTCTTAACGCTCTTGTAGATGAAGTACAGGAAGCAATCAAGGGGGACGACAAATACTTAGTCTTTGACCGCTGCGTTATTGACAACATTGCTTATACACTTTGGCATCATGGAAAAAATCCCGACGCGTTCACCTCTGAGTTTGTTATTGATTGTCAAACAATTGCTGCTCTGTCTCTAAAGTCGTTTGATGTAGTGTTTTATGTTCCTGCAAGAAAAGAGATCCCTCTCGTTCCGAAAGAAAATAGGGAGACGGAAGAATTATTTCAAGAAGAAATAGACAACATTTTTAAGGCGTTAGTAAATTCTTACGAAAAAAATACAGGAGCTTTCTTTCCGAAGGAAGACTGTCCAGCAGTCATTACCTTAGACGGTCCTCCCGATATGCGCTTGCCTCAAGTCAAGCTCTATATTAAAGACAACGGTAATTGCTACGGTGAAGAAGATGGATCTTTATTGTCTGCAGAAGTTTGAGGAACTAACCTCAATTCTTTAGCCAATTTAATAAAATTTCTCTTAGTCTTTATATTTTTAAGACTATTTGCTGCGGCTGTTTCTAAGTCAGGGGAGTTAATGAAGATCTTACCACAATACGGATATGGCAGGTTCTTCATAACACCCTCAAAGTGTCTATCAATAAAATTTTCAATTCTTTCGTTCTTTGCTTTAGATCCCATACAAAGGACTTTAGGATATTGACTAGTCTCTTTGGTATAAGCTGTTTCTATATATTCTAAACAAAACCCTAAAATTACCTTTTTTCCGTCAGCTGAATTGAGTTGAATGTCGTGCTTTAAAGCAAAGTCGACTGCTTTCTTCAATCCTTGTTCAAAAGCAGGATATACGTCAATAACACAAACTCGAGACTTAGGAAAGGTTTTGGCTGCTGTAGACATAGTTCTTAGGTTTTAACTACTTATCCCATTGTATAACAATTTGAGATAAATATACGTATGGGTCGATCTCCTAAATATACAGAGCAACAAGTTTTAGACAAGTGTGAAAAAATACAAAATAGAACCGATTTTAATACATGCGGACTAAAAGTGGTTGCCATAAGACTTAACATACTAACAAAATGTTTGTCTATAATAGATAAAAACAATCGCATTAAAAAAGCAAACGAAAGAGAGGCGTACGTAAAAAATATAGAAAATTGTATGTCCGAATGTAAAACTATTACAGAATTTAGAACCAAATATCCACAATTTGAGTGGTTTATAAACAAAAACTTAAAAAAATATAGACATAAATTTATAAAGCAAAAATTTTCCACACAACAACTTATATGCAAAAAAATATTAGAAACAATATTAGCAGAGCGGTGTCTGTATAATTGTAGAACAATTTTGAATAATCGAAAGGAAATCGATATATATTTTGAAAAGTTTAAACTAGCATGCGAATATGATTCGTATTTTTGGCATACAAATGCAAGATGCAAAGTTGAAGACAAAAAGAAAAAAACACAATGTAAAAGATTAGGAATATTTTTGATAAACATAAGAGAACCTTCACTTAATTCTTACAATTCGTTTGAAACATCCTTGCAAAATATTAAACATCAATTTAAAGGTGTACTTGATATTATAAATAGTGTTACAGGAAAACAAATAACTCCAACTGATATAGATAGTGTTCATGTAGAACATATAGAATTATTAAAGGAATGCTATGGCTTAAATGATATTGAATATATAATAAATAATTGCAAAACGTATGCGGAAGTTAGGTTAAAATACAACAAAATTTGGCAATACTTACACAAAAACAAATTGATAGGAGTGCTTGATCCTGTGAAAAAAAGAGATCATCGACATATGTCAAAAGAAGATTACTTCAAATACATAACAAATGAATGTCGAGATTATACTTCCTTTTTGAAGCATAAAACACATTCGTTTGCACGTAGAAGAGGATATACCGAAGAACTCAAAAAATTGTTACCTTCTGCAAACAGATTTAGGAGCCTTGCACAAACGAATGTTTAAAATTCCGTTGTAAAATGTTTCATCAAACAATACATCATATTTAAACTGTAGTTTAGCTTCATAATAAGCCAACTCCCATTTTGAATTACACCACTCTAAAATCATAAATGTGAATTTGTCTTTACCGTATCGAGCAATGTCAGCATTAAGCTCGTTTGAAGAGCCGGTATACGTCTTCCAATCGCTTTCTTTTGTCGATCTGCGGCATTTCTTCTTTCCTTTTAAAGGTGGTCGTTTGACCTTGGAAATGCATTGCTTCTTACCGATGTACCTTTTGTTATTAATCAAACAATGAACCTCGTATATAAAACCAAAGGCATTCTCTTTATATTCAAGACCTTCTGAAAGATGCCAATGGCCTAGATCCATACACTATTTCTTCTTTTTGCGCTTCTTGTTGGCGTGTTTTTTGTAAGAGTACTTTCTCTTTCCGACCATTCCTTTTCTAGTCATAACACCAGGGAAGGCTCCACCATATATGTTGCGAGCATCCCCTTTTGCGTAATTATCACCACTAAAAGGAGTTTCTGTGCTCACTACACCACTTCCGTATACTGAATCAGCACCGCCGGATGTCATGTCTTCTGAGAGCACTTGTATTACGATTGTACGAAAGTCCATAATGTTATTTAATAAAATTGGTTGACAATTCAAATAACAAAGCTAAATTACATAAATCGCTGATAGTTCCAGCCAATGCGTTATAGCGGGTCTCAGTAGTGAGATAAACAAACAGGAATCAGCGATTAAAAAATTAAAAACACATCTCGATGTGCGCTTTATGCGTGACCGTTGTCTGGCGCTTGCCAGGACCGCTCAAACAAAATGCTCTTATAGGACAACCGAGGGAGCTTGATAGAAGATATCTGAAGTTTGTTAACCCGACCGAGACTCACTTTAAACGGAGTCAATTAATCAGATTCGGAGGTTTTCTCTTACAGGGGGGACCTCCCTCCCAAGATCTCCTTAACCGGAATACAATTAATCTTTAAAAGGGGAAAATGGAATAGGTAGGCCTGTGGTGGTTGGTAGATTTTTTTATCAAGTAGTGTAATATATAAAAATGAGTGAAAATTCTGTAGCAGATTTGTTTAAAGAGTATCATAAAAAGATTGAAGAATTTTTAAAATTTGATGAACTTAACATGAAAGATGCTCAAATGACTCTGCCGGCAGTCAGGCACTATTGGGTGGGTCGCTTAATGACTCACAAACAAGAAATTAACAAATTAAAAAAGCTTAAGGAAGATGCAGCTAAGAAGCTGCGCGCTCGAATCCAAAACGAATCTCCAGTCGGGCTGTCAGCCAAAACTATAGCTGATTCCGTTGCATCACATGAAGTGGTACAAAAAATCGACGAAGAAATTGCTAACAATGAACTTCTCGTAGAATACCTTACAAAAGTAGAAGCAAACTTCCGAGATGCTCAATTTGGCATGAACAATCTTACAAAGATTATAACCCTCGAAACAACATAATGGAAGTATTATTTGATTATGACACGGTTGCAAGAAAACCGAAGATAGTATCTGAATATTTAAACACTATCAGAGAACTCTTTTCTGTTGAGGATAAAGCACAAGCTTTTCTACGTCGAAAACTTGGTCGTAATATACCTGTAAGAAAGTATGCTATAACAAATAAAGGGTATTTTGATCTTCCTTTTTACGAAGAGTTACGTACTCAGATACAACTTAAATTTCCTTCAGCTAAGATTAATGTTTCCCAAGCATTTTTAAATATCTCAAAAGCCGAACCTATTGCAGATAAACCAATTCCTTTAAAAACTCTCACACCTAGAGATTATCAGTTAGAATCATCCACACTAGCCTTACAAAAGGGAGGAGGAATAATTGTTCTACCTACGTCTGCTGGTAAAACATTAGTTGTAAGTTTGATAGCCAACACTACTCTTCTTAAAAAGGATTACAATATCCTTATTCTTGTTCCAGACATTCAACTTGTATCTCAGACGTATGGAGATCTAATTGAATATGGGTTAGATGAAAGTTTAATTTCCAAGTGGACAGGAAACCATGAGTTTAAGGACACTAAAATTGTTATTGCCAATAATCAAATACTATTATCAGAAAAGCAAGACAAAAGTGTTCTTAATAAATTTCAATGTGTAATTGTTGATGAAGTTCACAAAATTTCTACTGCAGTCGCGATTTCAAAGGTAGTTAAGGGATTAAAATGCAAACATATATATGGTTTGACCGGATCACTTCCAGAAAGCAAATTTGATATATGGACTCTTAATAGAATATTTGGAAGTATAATATATCACTTAAAGTCAATTGATCTCAGAAACGAAAATTATATATCAAATGTAAGAGTAGTGTCTTTAGAAATTGATTATACAACAGCTCCAGAGTTTACTAAAGCTTCCATGTCCAATCCAACAGCTGGATACGAGGAGGAAACCACTTGGCTGCAAACATCTCCCTACAGAAATTCGTTGATATCTAAACTATTGAATAAACTTGATACTAACACTCTTATCCTAGTTGACAGGATTGCTCATGGGGAGCATTTACTTGAATTCCTAAAACAACATACTGATAAACAAATATTTTTTGTACAAGGCTCTGTGGAAGTTGAAGAAAGGGAAAAGATGAAGCAAATCATGGAACAAACGTCTGGAGTAGTATGTATAGCTATTTCAAAAATCTTTTCTACAGGTATTTCTATTAAGAATCTCCACAACATTATATTTGCAGCTATCGGAAAGGCTCGTATCAAGATTATTCAGTCAATTGGTAGAAGTCTCCGTCTTCACCATACAAAAGAAATAGCTACAATTTTTGATATAGCGGATGTAAGTTTAACATATGGTTTTAAACACTTTGAAGAACGAAAGCGCCTGTATTTATCCGAAAAAATACCGTTAATTTCTACTAAATTGGTTGAAAACTAATACATATAAGTTATACTAAACAGAATAAATTATGGCTACAGAAAAACTTGCTGCCCCTCAAAAAAGAATTAGGCGTACAAAAGAAGAGCTTAAGGATGTGTATATCGATCCTGTTGCGATGGAGGCTTTGATAGTTAAATATTACGAAACCGATCATCTCTCAGAAGAACTTGCTGCAATGGTGCAAATGATTGCAGTAAGACTAGGATTAGCTCGTAATTTTTATAGTTACAGTTTTAAGACCGAAATGCAAGGAGATGCGATTGTCAAAATGATGACAGCCTTAAGAAGAAAAAGATTTAAGTGTGGAGAAGGATACAACCCGTTTTCTTATTTTACGAAAGTAGCTTATCACGCTTTTCAGAATTGTATTAAAAAGTCAAAGAAAGATTTTGATACTTTGAAAAGATATCAGGAGGAAGTATATGATTCTCATATTTGTAGTGGAGAACTTCCTTCTCGTAAGAATACTAGACACGAGTCCAGCGACGACTATACAGCAAATGGATATTTTGAAGATTAATCCTAAAAGAAATAAAGTACTTTTCTTTTCCGATCTACATCTTGGAGTCCATCAAGATTCTCAGACGTGGCATAAGATTGCTTTAGATCTTGCTAGTTGGATTAGACAAGTGATGGTTGATCATAAACTTGATACTATATTTTTTGCTGGAGATGTATTTCACGACAGACACGAGATCGGGGTTAATACCCTTCATGTAGCTAAACAGTTTTTTGATAAATTATCTGATTTTAATGTTTATATGATTCCTGGTAATCATGATGCTTTTTTATCTTCTACTGTAGAAATTAACTCTATCGAAATTTTAAAAAATGAAAAGGTTCATGTATTTGTTGAGCCCACTACCATCGAAGTAGGTGAAAAAAAGGTTACGTTCTGCCCATGGAAAACAGATGTGTCTGTGTTGAACAACGTTGATATGCTTATTGGACATTTTGAAATAGTTAATTTTAAGATGAACGCTACAAAAATTTGTGATCACGGAGATAGTTCCACAAATCTTCTTGAAAAAGCAAATTCTGTTGTTACTGGACATTTTCACTTTAGAGAAAAGAGAGATTACGAAAACGGTTATGTATTATATCTTGGTTCTCCTTATGAAATGGATTTTGGAGATCGTGGTCAACAGAAGGGGGTGTCCATTATCGATTTTGGAAGTAATGAATTAACTACAGAGTTTATAGTAAATGAGTTAACACCTAAGCATCATAGAATTAAAATATCAGAGATGTTGCAGAAACAGTATAGTGACCTCCCTTCACTAGTTGCCAATAATATTATTAGTCTCTATGTAGATTCTAAGATAGACACTCTAACACTAGACATGCTTATTACTAAATTGACTCAGTACAACCCTCTTCAGTTTAGAACTGAGTTTAATATTCTAGATACGGCTCAGATTGATACTAAAGAAGTAAAAAAGCTTTCTATTGATATTGAAACAGCTTTTGAAGAGTTTGTTGAACACGTTGAAACAAGAGCTACTAAAAAGGAAGTACTCGATAAATGTTTAGAATTATATAAATTGTGTCTTACTTCTCATGAATAACAAAAAAATTGGCGTTGGAATTGTTACCTGTAATCGTCCAGATTACCTTCGTAATCTATTAGTTTCTCTTGCACCATGTGAGCAAACGATTGATTTTCTCGTTGTGGTTAATGATGGTAAACCTATTACAAATTTTGATCTTTCTCAGGGAGTATGGATTGACAACGACGTTAATCTCGGTGTCGGTAAGTCAAAAAACAAAGCCCTGAAGTATCTTTGTGAAAAGGAATGTGATTACATATTCCTCATCGAAGATGATATGGTTATTCTAGATTCATCTGTTTTTAAGCAATACATTGAAGCAAGCAATGTCTCTGGTATACAGCATTTTAATTACGGTCCTGGTTCTCCGTTTAACCGCAAACAAAATATTCAAAATTTTGATCTACATAACAGACATTTACTTGATCAAACTTCAGAGCCGGATCCAAGACTAGTAGTAGATTATAAAACACAAAAAATATCTCTCTATACACATGTGACAGGAATGTTTTCTTTTTATACAAAACAAATATTAAATGAAATTGGATTTATTGATGAAACGTATAAGAATGCCTGGGAACATGTAGATCATACATACCAAATAATAAAGGCGGGTTATCATCCTCCTTTTTGGTGGTTTGCTGATATATTTGACAGTCATAAATTTATTGTACCCCAAAAAGACGCAATAGAAAATAGTACTACATCTAAAAATACAAAAGAATGGATGAATAACGTTCAACAAAATGCTGAAATATACAAAGGAAAAAATGGCTGGTATCCAGCAATGACTCCTCAACATACTCAAGAAGAAGTTGTTACAGTTCTTAAACACATTAAAAATAAATGAATGATCTAACTCTTATTACTTGTTCGTATAACACTCCTGATATTACTTTAACTATGCTAAAGTCGTGGATGTCTGTACATAATAGAACCCAGCGTCTTGTTGTATGTGATAATTCTACGAATGATGAGACTAGCAGGGTTTTAGATGAGAATAAAATTCCATATTTTAAAAATCCTGGCTATTCCCATGGTCAAGGTATTAATGAAGCAATTAAACTTTGTAAAACGAAGTACGCTTTATTGGTTGATACGGATGTTATCTTTTTAAAAGATCATACAGATATGTTTAAACAATTTGTAGAAATGGACTTAACTGTTATGGGTAAAGTTGAAGGAGATAGAGGAGGCAAATCTATATCTAATAGAGTAAATCCTTGGCATTGCTTTATAAACATTGATCACATCAAGCAACACAATATTACATTCTTTGAAGAGGATAGAATGAAAAAGAGTTTTACATCTGATCGTATATATGATATTGGATCAACCTTCTTCGAAGATGTTAAAACAGCTAAGCTTAAAATTGGAAATGTAGATCTATCAAACAAATATTATATCCACCTAGAAGGAATGAGCTGGTATAAGAATAAGTTTGACCCCTCCAAGGAAGATACTGGCATTGATTTTGGTGGTACTCACAATAATCCAGGGTTTGTACAAGTATATGAACAAAAATATACCCAGTTTAAACAGCTCGAAAATAGTTATATTAATAAAGATATATCAAATATGTTTATATATGACGAACCTACTTTACTAATTAAATTTCCTACAAGAAGTAGACCTGAAAAGTTTTTTACTACGCTTGATCGTTATTATGAAATGTTATCTGGGAAGCACAAAGTTAAGTTTTTAATAACTTGTGATAACGATGATAAAACCATGAACAATTCTGAAATAAAATTAAAGCTCGCCACATATAACAATTTAAAAATCGAGTTTGGAGATCACAAAACAAAAGTAGAAGCTATTAATTCAGGTATTGAAAATCAAAATTTTGATATAGTATTACTGGCGTCAGATGACATGATACCAGTAACCCGAGGATATGACACTATTATTATAGATAGTATGATGAGTTATTTTCCCAATTTTGATGGTATTGTCTGGTTTAATGACGGTGTACAACAAGATAGGTTGAATACTCTTTGTATTCTAGGCAAGGCTTATTATAAAAGGTTCGGGTACATATACAATCCAGAATATAAATCATTGTGGTGCGATCTTGAATTTACACAAGTTGGTAGTATACTCAATAAGCAAAAATACTTTAACGAAATTATTATAAAACACGAGCACCACTCCGTAACCGGCATAGGTTTAGATGAACTTTATTCGTTAAATGAACAATACGAAAGTGCTGACAAAGATACGTTCTTAAAAAGACAAACAGCAAATTTTAATTTATAAATGAAAATATATTTTTTTGATTTTAATGTAGAAGACCTAAAGGGGTTTACTGAGGTATTTTCTGTAATCCCTTACGTCAATGACACTATATATACAAAAATTATAGAACATGACGTAAGGGATTACAGAAAATACCTCAGAAAACCCCTT